AATATCAATAGTGCAGTTGTTGATCGCAATGCCGTTGATGCCTTAGTACGTCAGATCGAAATCAGATTCAATAATCAATTCGGTACGTCAAGCAGCAATCTATTTGGAGGCCGTTAACATGGGCAATGCAAAATTCTTTTTTTATCCAGAACCACATGGAAATTATACGCACCCCGTAATCCTCGATTTAGGCGAGGCATTGGGCGAAATGTACAGCGACATGATCACAGAAGCCGTCGATGCTGTCTCTCTAACTGGCTCTATGTCTAGATCTGTTGGACGTATGCAGGAAGTTGTAACGATTCAACGGGATCGAATGATATTGGGCGAGGATCTAGCCTATCGATTTCATGCAATGCAGAATCATCTGGATCGGGGCTTTACTGTGTCATTTGCAGCGGATTCGGATAAAGCCTATTGTCATCCGTTGATTGGCGTGCAAAACTCAGGATCAACAAGGATCAACTGCTATGCTCATCCTTTTGTTAATCTTGTTGGATCGTCTGTTGCAGTTGGGATCGATGATTATGCAGTGATCGAGACGTCAAGCCCTGCACTGATTCAAGAGCAAGTCAAGATCGCATCGAATGGCAGCATATCAAACGCAGGGGGCAATTTAACGATTGACGAACGTCTATGCTTTCAATATGATCAGCCTGCTTATTTGCGTCATTATCGTTACTATCCGATCCTCAAAAGGCCGCAGAGCGATCTAGGCCAAAGCATCATAACAAACGAGGGCGGGCGGCTTTTCTCATTGTCGATCAGGCTTGTTGTTGATTATCAGGCTCTATTCTCTTTCCATCCTGAATATCAAGCAGAATCAGGAATATCAATAGGAAGTCAGTTAGTCAGAGAAGTAACAGGATCGGGCGCAGTACCTGCAGGGCGAGGCGGTGGCACGCTCGACGGCATCCCTAGACAAAGACGCACAGCAATCGGAGGCATCGAAATGCCTATACAGCCGCAAACTCCGCAAACTCTAGGACTAGGATCATAAAATGGGATGGTCACAGCAATTTATCGACACGCTCGACAGTGGATCAAAGCAGATTCATTATGCGCTCAACTTCCTAGCCCCTAGCAATGATTATAATCTGTCACAGGGCGCATTTGTTGGCATGAATACAGAGATCGCGATCGGGGCTGCAGATGTCACGATCGACAGTGCGCAGATTACCCCGCAAAGATGGAGTATCAATTTTGGCGGCTTTACTGTGACGATTAACGGAGATCTTCGACCGTTAAACGGGGGATCTTCATTCAAGAGGGGAGCAGTTGCAGAATTGATCATGATACGCGACGGAATCCGCAATCGTGTGAGCATTGGACAATTGCGCAATATCACAGGGGGGCGGGGCGTTTGGCGGCTTGATTTCGTCGATTTCTTGACGATGATGCAAACAAGATTAACAAGCAAATTCACAGAAGTTAACTTCTGGTACAATGCAGGCAAGCAAGCAGAAACAACGGCCTCTTTCAATTTCTCAAGCAGTACAAGATTATATCTTGACGATATTACACACTTCGAAAAAGAGACGGGGCAAAACGGCATGATCTTTGTCGAGGATGCAACGCATGGGGATACTGATTATTGGACTTGGAGCAGCAAAACGACAACGACCGCCCCTGCAGGCTACTTAACAATTGCCAGTACAGGAAATTATCCCAGTACGGCAGCACATGATCATCTGCATGTGGGTGACAAAGTGACAAGCCTTGCAAGACTTCGAGGGCGGCCTGATTATGTCTTTGCTCGTCTAGTCATGTCAACAGGAAAAGGCACGCAGGGCGTATTTGATGATTATCCGCAATCATGGGGATTAGGCGTCAATTGGAATCCGAACCTTTTTAACCTGCAGAATCTCAATGCATACTATGCTCAAAATTGGGCTACTTCGACAGGCACGCACGAAATCGAATTGTTGATCAATGAGGGCGGCAATATTGCTGTCTTTCTGGATGCCGTTTTGAAAATGGGCATGTGGCCTGTTTGGCGACAAAATGAATTATCTTGGAGAGTATGCCAAGATCCCAACAAGGCGACATTTTTTGCAGTTGTCGATCACATTACCGATCGGGATATTGTGAGCATAGACAGTCATGAACTTTACGCATCTAGTCAATCCGCAGTCTATGAACGATCCACAATCCAAATTTATGATGGCGGAATTGGAACTCGGAGCAATGCAAGTACCACAGTGAGATCATTGCCTGCAGATGCTGAGATATTGCGAGATCTGGCTCTTGTATATCGGATCGATAATCCAAATCAAAAGATAAAAGCCGATCTCGATAATGCTCGATTGCATGGATGGGATAGCAAGCCCTTTGAACAATTAGAATTGACAGTCACAGAAAAGCATTGCCTGCTTTGTGCAGGTGACATAATCGAAATATCGAGTAATTATATCTATGGACTGCAATCTGCAATCGGATCAACTTACAGCAATAGGCGCGCAATGATATTGGGCGTCCGTTGGAATCCATCGCAAAGCACAGTCAATTTGTCAATAGGGATATTATCATGAGAATAGAATGTGCAGGCACTCCGAAGATCATAGAACTAGCAAAGGCTCAAGGCTTTACTGTGTTCGATGGGCAGGATTGGGATCTCAATATTATAGGCGAGCGCAATCCAGAGGGGCAGGCCGATCGATTCGATGACTGGATCCACGTTTGCTATAAAGATCAGGGCGTCTGGATCTGGCATGCTTTCCAATGCACAACAGACGCAGGCAAACATTGGCTACAAAGCCGCAATACTGCGATCCTGTGCCACAATAGACAATATCGGGGCGTGTATATGCTCGGACTGCATCGGGGCCAATATGAGGCACTCGTGCAGCGCGGTGGCGAAGTGTCTGTATGGCGTGATCGAAATGGCGACAGTGTGCATGATTATGGACAGAATGAAGAAAGCGGATATTTTGGGATCAATATCCACAGAGCAAGCGCAACACATGAAAGTGAGACAGTGGGCAAATATAGCGCAGGATGCCAAGTCATAGCCGATCCTAATGAATATGATATCTTTATAGGCCTCTGTCGTCGTCAAGTTGCAGAAACTGGCTACGATCGATTTTCTTATACGTTGTTGATGGGGGAGTAAGCCATGCCAGAACAGGATCTTTTTCACTTGATAATGTCAGGGGGGGCAAATGCCGCCTTTGCCGCTTTTCTTTGGTATCAAAACAGAGAGCAGCAAGCCAGAGCAGACGATCGCGAAAAAAAGCAGGAACTTCGAGAAAAAGAATTGCGCGATCGATACGACAAAGTGATCGTTGATATGCAAGCAAGAGAGGACGCAATGCGCACTCAGATTGTCAAGGAAATTAACGATCTTGACAAACGCATGTCTCTATTAGAGCAAAAATTAGAACAGATTACAATTATCGTCAACGAGATCAAAGCAAGATTTCAAAGAGTTGTATAACTTCTATTGCCTGATCTGGAATAGACGATCCCCCTTTCAATGACTACAATCTAACCGAGCGCAATGCTCTTTTCTCACTATCTAACTATTTAGAGGATAAATATCATGGCTGTACAAATTACAGGACGTCAGATCGCAAATGCGGCCGTTGGCGTAAACAAATTAGACTTATCAACTGGAACTTTTGATTTTACTACTGCAGTGTTGCAGGCTGCTACCCCAACAGGCGACAATCATGCTGCTACTAAGGGCTATGTCGATGCACTTGCACAAGGCTTGCATTGGAAAGATAGCGTTGTTGTTGCTACAACTGGAAATATCACCCTTTCAGGCACTCAGACGATCGACGGGATCGCTGTTGTAGCGGGCGATCGTGTACTTGTTAAAGATCAGACAAACCAGAAAGAAAACGGAATCTATGTTGTTGATTCTGGCGCGTGGTCGCGTGCTTCAGATATGGACGCATCTAGTGAATTCTCAGGATCTGCTGTATTTGTGCAACAAGGCACAGTCAATTCAGATACTGGATACGTTTGTACTAATGACGGAGATGTCACAGTTGGCACAACAAATATCACTTTCACACAATTCACAGGCGCAGGCCAATTCACAGCGGGCGACGGCCTCGATCTCACTGGATCGACTTTTTCCGTAAATGTTGACGATTCATCGATCGAAATCTCTGCAGATGCGTTGCAAGTCAAAGCAGGCGGGATCACTAATGACATGCTTGCGGGATCGATCGCTAATGCTAAATTGGCAAACAGTACGATCTCAGGCGTTGCATTGGGTGCAAATCTTAACTCATTGAGTGCAGGCAACGGGATCTCAATGACAAGTTACAACGGATCTGCTTCTGTTAGTGACTTGACGATCGATCTTGATGGATCCAGTCTTGCATTGGGCGTTAGTGGGATCAGTGTTGCAGATTCTGGCGTAACAGCCGCAAAGATTGCAGATGATGCCGTTGAGACTGCAAAGATTGCAGATTCTGCTGTAACTGCGATCAAATTAGCAGGCTCTATTCCTGCCGATAAGTTGAATCTGGGCAACGGAGTGCTTGAAAATGCAGGCAACTTGCAGATCGATCTTGATGGATCCAGTCTTGCATTGGGCGTTAGTGGTATTAGTGTTGCAGATTCTGGCGTAACAACTGCCAAGATCGCAGATGCTGCTGTTACTTCTATCAAGTTGGCTACTGATGCCGTTGAGACTGCAAATATTAAAGATTCTGCTGTAACTGCGATCAAATTAGCAGGCTCTATTCCTGCCGATAAATTGAATCTGGGCAACGGGGTGCTTGAAAATGCAGGCAACTTGCAGATCGATCTTGATGGATCTAGTCTTGCATTGGGCGTTAGTGGGATCAGTGTTGCAGATTCTGGCATAATCACAGCCAAGATTGCAGATGCTGCTGTTACTTCTGGAAAGATTGCAGATGATGCTGTAACTGGTGCAAAGATTGCAGATTCTTCGATTGCTACTGAGAAATTAAACTTTGTTGCTTTCTTTTCTGGATTCGATGCAGATGGATCTACTGGCATTTTTGAATTGCAGGGAGATCTTGATCTTAACTTCGTCAAAATGTTTGTTGTAACTGTGAACGGTTTGGTCATGGAATACAAAGACACTCCAGATGCACAAGACAACTACAAGATCGACAACGGGGGCGCGGGTGGCGTTGCTCGAATCGTCTTTGGATCAAACTTGTCTAATGGCGATCGTGTTACTATTCGAGGATTCAACAATAACTAATCTTTGATCACTTCATTGATTTCTCACCTTGAATCCCCTGTGCATCCTCTGCACAGGGGATTCTTTTATTTTAGG